CTTAATATTGTTATAAATTCTATATTCTAATTCTAACAGTAGATCATCTCTGTAATCATTATATGCAATAGTGATGCTTCCGTCGTGTCCTTGTATAACATATTGAGGATCTCTATAAGTATCATCTAAGAACTTCATAGGAGTATACTTCTTATACAAACCGATCGATGACGGAGTTGCAGGAATATGACTAAATGCTGTTGAAACATATTCTTTTATTTCGATTATGTCTCCTTCGTTTAGATCCAGCGTTAATCTAACAAAACCAAATGTTGAATCAAAATCATAATCTCTGCCATTTAATAGTTGTAAATTATTTCTATAAATGTAAACTGCTCGTCTGCTTAGTGTGTTTAAATCAAATTTTTCACTAAGAGTAAAAGTTTTAATTCCTGTGTCTTCAACAGTATACGTTAAAAGATTATATGCACCCGTACCGATCATGTCCGAGTCAGAGAAAGGACTATTAATTGACTTTGTTCTTGTAAGACTTTCAATGATTTGATCTACTTGACTAGAAGGATCATCGTTAGTAAATTGTAACTCTGTTGATTTCTTTAAGAAATTTTCTTTGAATATAGAATACTGTTTCTTAGCAAATTGCAATGACTTAATTAAATTAATTTCTCTATCACAAATCATCGCTATTGCTGAAGCAGCAATTCCGCTGTGCTTTAAGAATCTCTTTGAATTTTGTTGAAAATCTGAAATATCTCTTAAATTGTTTACACCCGGCAATGACCCAACAAATCTATCATCAAAGTCTAAAGAAGTTCTAATATGATCAGTTGCCTGTCCTAATGTAAAAGAAGTTAATGTTGTGTTTAAAGGATTTTTTTCAAGTCCAACAGGAATTTCATAATATCCGCCAACAGGTTCTATGTCTCCAACAATCTTAACTGTGATTACATCCTTGGCTGCAAATGTTTTGTTAAAGGTAAATGTTTGTTGATCTCTTGTGTACGAATCATCTGCTAACTTAATTGAATTTTGATAAAAATTAATTTCCATATCAGATGTTAACAATTCCCAATCAACAGTGTTGAAAACAACTGACGATGTTGCTTCTTCAACTATAACCGAATCTACTATAGGTTGGAGATATTTCTTATTTGTTAATATCCATCCGTTATCTAAATTTTCATTAATTTTAAAATAGGAAGTATTAATATTTTTTGAATAAACTTTTTGATTTTCTGTGTAACTAATTGAATCAATATCAAAGTTCCATTCGAATTGAATGTCACCGACATTATCAATATTAAGATAAGAAAGCGCAAATCCTAGTTCTTTATCAACTGTTCCGTTGCCAACTTTGTAACTAACAAGTTTATTTCCTTTGAATGTACTAACAGGGTATGTATCCGAATCACTTAGACTTACACCGTTGTCATCGAATATATTAAACAATGGTGCTTGATTAACTTTTGTTTTTTCTTGGCTAGGTTTCCATGCTGTTCCGTCGAAGAAGAACATATCACCTGTATTGTTCTTTCCTCGTCTTACAAGAACACATTCATTAAGCACCGAACCCGAATCGCTTGCTTCTTTTAAGTTAATTTGTCTTACTCCGTTGTGAACAACAAAGTTCACAACATAGATTTTATTGTTTGCAAGACTATCGGTATCTGCTGTTACTAGAACTCTTGCTCCTTCAAATAGAAACTCGCCATCAATGCTGTAACCAGTACTTCCTTCAATTGTAGAAAATACATCAGTTGTATAGTCATCAACATAATCAACAGTGGTCTTAGCAGTTGTGCCGTGTTGATAAAGTTGAATACCAGGATGGAATTCAATAATTGGTCTTTTTGCTCTTGCTGTTTCTGGTGCATCAAAATCACTATTTCTACTTCTATAGGAATATTCTAGTACCGATCTGTGGAACCATCTATTGTAACGACTCCACGGATTTGAATCGTTACTTGCTCTATTGATAGTGATGTAATCTTTTTGACCTGGATATTGGCTAGCATCATCAAAAGGTAATGTATCAAAACCCTGATTATCAAAAAGTATTTCTGGAGTATCAGTTGAAAGGACAGGAGGAACTAAGTCAGCAAATCTTGTTAATTTAATTTCCTTGCCAACTCCTTCGACCAACCAAGTATCCGAAGCATATTTTTCAGGTTGTACCTGGCCTCTAAATTCTAATATTAAGCCGTTAGAAAGTTCTACATTATTAGAACTTGTATAATATTTTTTACCTATAATATCTTTTTCAACATCAATAAATGTATTGCTGTCAATATCTGCAATAATGAATCTGCCTAATCTATTAGGATTAGTTGCACTTTGATAATAAATTACATCAGGAGAATTGTTAGGAACTGTAAAAGTTAATGTTCCAACTTCTATAGAATTATTTGTAACCCCTTGGTTATAAATTAAAGAAGACAATGATGCTGAACTATCTATTAGTTCCCAATCCTGAGAATTAATATCAATGCTGCTACCATCACGCGGTGAAATTTCTTCTCTGGCTCTCCATAATTGACTGTTATATACTGCAAGGTCTCCAGGGAAGTATGTCTTAAGAGGATCATAATTTAATGATCCTGTGTCATAATTAGTTCTTAATACAAAAGGCTCTCCAGGAGAATTAATATCAAACTTATAAGTCTGTCCTCTATATAAAGTAATAGTTGGATTATTTGTTACGCCGTCCGGTGTGAAAACCCAAGTCGATCCTATTCCTTGATTAACTTTGTATGTCGATTGTACTGATTGTGTTTGTCCTTGCACTGCCACAGAAGGTGGCCCAGCAGGCATCCAATAGTATTCACTATAATTGATAAACTTGTCCCAATCAATCGGAGGATTCCAACTATAATGTTCTTGGTATGTTATCTTGTCGTCTCTATCGATATCATTACCAAAGAACTTAATCATATTTTTAAGATCTAGATAATCATAAAATTTTCGTAAGTTTTGATCTTTTTCAACCGTAACACCTGGCTCTAATTGATAACGACTTCTTAGTGTTTGATCAGTATCAAGATAAACATCATTGCCATTAAATGTCTTTCCATAACGCTTTCCAACATATCCAGAAAGTTTATCTAGGGCGCCGGGTTGAATAAAAGGATCAACAACGCCAGATAAAAATTTGTCATTAGGATCTGTTCTAAAAGTATTTGGTAGAAGGTCTATAGACTTTCTAATTGGTAAATCACTTTTGGGATATTTTTTATCAGCCATTAGGTATTACTCACTACTGTGCCTGAGCCAACATTAATTTCAGCAGCGGTAATACTAGATACAATTTCTATATCATCAACTGTCGCACCGCTTACAAAAATTTCGTCTGGCTTTCCTTGGATTTCAAATAAACTTCCGAATCCCTGATCTTGTTGTCTCGGTAGTATAACAAAATTAGTGACATCCGGAGAAACAGTATTAATTACAAATGTTGTTAATTCACTTAGGTAAAATCTATCACCGAAGTCCCAGTTGTTGATATCGAAGAAAGTATTAATTGCGTTAACAATTCTTACTTTCAGGTTGTTGTTATTAATTGTCTTTCCTGGGTTTTTAACAACCTTAAATTGTGCCTGTAATTTTGGTGTTGCTGTTTGACCAAACAACACTTTGTATTTTACTGGATGAAAAACAATCTCATCGCTTATTGCTTTGATACTGTTTAGTGTTGAACCAAATTCAATTCTCAAAGCATCAGTTGTCGGTGCCTCTGGTTCGTCAATTGCACCAGCAAGATAATTTCTAAAATCTGTATCATAATTTCTAGTTAATAGATATAAATCAACAATGTTTGTAACACTCGGATCTATTCTTCTATCTTCGCTTGCTGCATGAGTGTATTGGAATTTAATATCTCTTCTTCCGATGTTTGCTCGATAGTTACTCTGTAATACCAATGTATTGGTTGTTCTATCTACTCTTTTAACTCTATTTTCCGAAACATCAGTAAAATAAATTAACTGTCCGTCGTTATAATCATTTACATTAATTAAAGTTTCTTTTTCTGCAATCAATATAGTATTGTTAGAATTATCAAATAAGTTGAACACTGTTGTTCCATAAGAATCTACAGTGCTCTGGAAGAACAAATAATTTTGATTCACGTCTTCGCCTGCTACTTTTACGAAAGCATCAGGATCGTCTACAACTCCATCGTTGTCAGAATCACTAAATCCTATTTTAATTTCTTTGGTACTTTCATATCCATCATCAAATTCGATTGTATCTGAAATTTCAAAATCATAATTTCTGTTTAAACTTTGTGCAGAATTAATAGTTGAATTAATATTCAGAACTTTTATCATATCCTTGACAAGTTCACCTGTAACATTATTGTAAGCTCTTTCATTCTTGTCAAAGTAAAATCTGTTCTGCGACACGCTACCAAAGATGTAGTCAAGTACTCTTATCCTAACAATATATTGATCGTTATCTTTGATAAAAGCCATTAGCCACGAAGCATCTAAATTTACACTAGTCGTGTCTCCTGCCTTACCTAGACTAAAATTATTTGTTGTATCTAAATTTTGGCTTTGAATTATTTTCCATTCAGTGGTTGCAGTATCATATCTTAAACCAAAATTTAATCCTGCAAAGATTAAATTAGTCATTTCAGTTTCTAATGCTGTGCTTAGATCATTAACAAACTTAGGCACAATACTAGTTGCAATGGAACCGCTTGGTACATTCTCATTAAAAGTAATCGGACCAAGACCTGTATCCAACGTTCCGCGACCTGCATTAGTTCCATCTCCTACAACATTTACTACTTTGGTCCAAATGTAATCAGTCTGTTCAATATCATTACTGTTTGTTACAACCAACGATCCTTTCTTAAAGGAGTATCCTGCCGGTGCTGTAAACTTAATGTTGGCTCCAACCGTTAAATATTTTAAAGTGTTAGTAGCATAAGTTCCTACCTTTAATAATGCATTGTCAACTGTGTTTTTAAAGTAACCAGTTCCGATATTAGTATCATTGGTAATTGCTTCCCAGACAGTTGTTGTTTCACTAAACAACACTCTTTCAAATTTTGTTAGATAAAAATTATATAAATCTGTATCTGAAAAAGTTCCTTCGATATTATTTCTTATGAAGTTAATAATATCAGTTTTGCTGGTGTATTTAAAATTAAGCAATCTTTCATTTTCATTTTTATAGATATATCCATCGTCTGCAAAAACATTAACAGAACTGTACTTTCCACTAGCATCAATGATATCAAAATTTCTGCTGATTCCACTAGATGTTCTATTGATTGCTTTTACCTTTAGAACATTCTGAGAACTACCCAACGGAGCAAGATTATAATCTTCTCCTGTGATCATTCTGTTTTGTGTATAATAAAGTGCAGGAGCATTTGTTCTAATAGTATCTGTTGATTCAGTTGCCGATGCATTATTAACAGTGTATTGTAATCCTAAGTTGATTGTTAGTGTATGTCCAACTCCGGCACTGTTAATATAATTCACATCTATTGAGATTCCTCTCATTTCGGTCGGAGAGATGGAATATTCTAAACCGTTGCTTACTCTATAATAAACTCTGAAACTTCCCTGTGGTAGGTTTCCATAAACACCGTCAGCGAACAACAAATCAATTCTATCGTTTTGCTGTGTTGAAATTGCGTAGATATTTCTCACATTTCCAAGAACTGAATTATATGCAATATTATTTCCAACTAGATTACTTACTTGTGTCCATTCGGATGTTTGTCCTCCGGCACTGTTTAATCCAAATAACCAAACATCGTCATTATTAATGTTGCTGCTTTCAACTGATATAGATTCATTCGTTGTAGGAGTAGCAATACTAAAATCTGCAAGTTCTAAACTTCCTTGTTTGAATTGTAAAAAGAAACCAGTATTTGAACTTCCAGGACCCTTTCCATCTTGCCTATAAACAAATCCTAGTTGATTTCCTGGAGTGGGTGCTTCCTCATAAATTTCTTCAGAATCCTTAAAGGAAGTACTAACAACTTCAAATGTCATGTTTCGACCAGCAACTGACTTGGTATATGTATACAATGGAACATCCGTTGTTGTTGATCTAAAACGATACTGTTCTGTGGGAATTCCTTGTATTGTGTCACTGCCTTGGCTTCTACCAAACTCTGTGTTTTCAGTCATAGCAGAATTTAAAATTAAAATAAACTGTTCAGCCCAATTGGTATTTGTAGGATCGTTCCATCTCACAGTTTGTTGGGCTAAGTTTCTTCCATTACTGTCTATAATATTTTCTGTTGTTGTAACTGAATTAAATTTTAGTAGTCCAGATGCTCCTTGGTTTCGTTTAGCATTGTATCCTAGCATTCTTGCAATTCGTAGAACGCTTTCCTTTCTTTCCGCTAATTCAATAAAGTTTTCTCTCGAAGCAAGATCAAGTCTGAAACTTAGGCTCTGTCCAAGAAAAGACATAGCATCGATCAGAGCAAGATATTCTGAACTTTCGATATAATCGTTAAAATCTTCTGGATAATTCTCTCGGAGATAGGTAATGATCACCCTGCGGATGTTTTCGAAGTCGTATGACTTGAAATCCGCATTCTTAAACGTCTGATAGATTCGTTTCCAGTCTTCGTTTAGTATTAAATTGTTCTGTCTCGATGTGGTGCTCATTTGCTATTTCCTATTGTAATATTTAGCCCGTTTAATTAACTGCTTAGTTTATTACCGAGTTATTTCTATCAAAGTCAAAGGTCATCCTTTCGTTAATATTAAATGGTATGTAAACAACTTCTGCTTCAATTCGCATACCCTGTTCTGTGCTATCAACACTCACCGCTTGTACTACTACCCTAGGGTCGTAGTTTATGATATTTTCTACGTCTTTTGCTATTAAATTTTTAACCTCAGGAGTAAACTGTTCAAAGATCATGTCCCATATAATGGTTCCAAAACTAGGATTTTCTAACTTTTCTCCTTTTCTGATATAGAAATGATTTATTATGTCTTGTTTAACCAAGTCTATATCATACAGTTTGAAACCTTTTTCCTTGTTTTTAGAGCTGAATCCCTTGTATGTGAACGCTCCGCTATTAGAATTACCAACAGATGCCTTGTCAACTGCTACTGCTTTTTGATTGTATATCTTCTTCATATTATTCTTCCTCTAGTTCCCTGTCAGTGAACGAAGTACTTTGTATTGCAGGTGAATTATTTTCATGCAATGCCCAAGGTTCGTGCATAGGAACTCTCTTCATTATTGACTTGATCTTTCCGTCTAAGTATCTAAGTTTAGGCCAACCCTTATCTGGATTTGTAAACAGATTAGTATGCAAATGAAGATCAGTAATCGTATTTGCTATAACTGCTTCTTCTGCTTGTCTTGCCTGCGGACCATTCATGTGTATCTGTGCAGCAGTTTCTGTGTGGTTTCCACCACTTAGAATATCTGTTGTTCCACCGGCACTGTAAGCATTATTTCCTTCGGTGTTAAGATCTAAATTGCCGGTTGTTTTAATTAGTGTATCTCCAAAAACTTTTACTTCGTAATCATGCGGAGCAACAATTCCGTATCCCGTAGAAAATCTTGTGCTACCTATCACGCTGATGTCCAGGTCGCCGTCGGTAGGAACACCTTCGGCATTTTCATAATTCCTAGTTTCTATTTTACCATTAGCGCCAATTAAAATATTTGTATTAAACGCACTTTCGATTTGTATTCTTCCTGCTTCAAATTCTGCATCATCCTGTATCTTAGGAATAGGATTACCGTCATCATCTCTTCTATGCAGGGTTGAAGGCGAAGCATATTCTGCCGTTGCCTTCATATTAATATTTCGACCGGCTTCTATGTTGATGTCTCTGTCAGCCTTGATATTTAAATCATTTTCTGTATGAATGCTAATGCTATCTGCGGCATAGATATCAATCTTACCATTGGATGTTAATTCTACCCAGGCAGTACCTTTCGAGTTGCCAATATAAATTAAATCTTCTGAATTGTGTAATAATATCTGATGTCCGGTCCTAGTTCTAATTCTTGTATGTTCATTGTAAGGAATATCAGGACGACCCTTAGAGTTAGTTTTTTCTCCAGTAACTGCATCCTCTCCGTTAATAACGTCAATGTATTTTACAGGACCTGCACCAGCATCAGTATTTCTTATATAGCGATCATCTCCGTCATCAATTACAAATTGTGTTCCACCTAATCTGCTAACTGCAATACCTGTTAGAGATTGATTTTGTGTGGGACCTGTATTCATTCTCTTGGATCCATCTCTCCAATCAAGAGGACCAGGAGTTGAAATTCCAAAGACCGAATTAGGTGTTTGTCGACGACTAGTGGATGTTACTGTTCCTCTTACATCGTCTTCTAGAGTTCCTTGTTCTAAAAATCTGTCTGCAATAGGATGTACAGGCTTTTTTATTTTTTCAGGATTTTTTTCAGGATCATCTGCATTGTATCTTTTATTAATCTCTCCTGTTGGCAATGCTCTATCAGTATCGTACTTGTCTGCATCTGCGGCCGTTAGATCTACCTGCTCAGTTCCAGCAATTGCAGGAACCATGTGATTAGCAAAAGAAGGAGGTAGGCAAGCAAACCAATACCCTTCCGAAGGGTCACCGTCAACAAAGGCACACAAAACTGTAACACCTACATCAGGTGGAACAAACCACATTCCGTAAGATTTCTGCGTATCGTTAAAATCATTATTGTTCTTGCCCATTGCTTCAAAAGGCGTATAGCCAAAGAACGGCGAAGCATAGTTTAAAATATAGGTTTGATTATCATCACCCATATCATTACCCTGATCCTTGAGCAGTGTTACTCTCAGTCTACCGTTAAAGGTAGGATCCATAACGCTTACTACTCTGGCCATGTGTACACCGCTACCTAATCCCTTTCCTAGGGATTCTCTTGCCGGTGCTCTTCTTTGTATCGCCATTAGTTACTACCTTTAAATATAAAAATCATCATCAAAATCATACTCAGTTGTTTCTGAAGTGTTAGTTGCTGGCTTAGTCTCGCCGCCAACTTTAGTTGTTGTATTATTTGTCTTATCAGTTTTAATTTTATCAGCAAAGTCACTAGGTTGTGCTTGCAATCTCACGCAGGTTAGTGTCTGTCTAAATTGTCCTTCTGCAAATCTAGTCAAACATTTAACCACCCTATAAATTCCTGTAAATGGACTTACCTTGTCTTTATTAAATTCAAAATTACCAGTTCTCTGATTAACATCGGCAGGAGTTCTAAATGTTATAAAAATGTATACATCCTGTCCTTCGTAGTTTGCTGTTCCATCCTCGGTCATTAGAGGAGATTTTGCTGATTCCTTTGCAAAGTAATTTGAAAATCCACTGTCAACCAGCCAATAGGTGTCTCCCATAATTTCTAATTCTACCTTGACTAAGTCCGCAGATGTCACGTTAATGAATGCGTTTTGAAATGCTTCAGCGACTTTTTGTTCAACATCGGTTGTGCCTGCACCACCTTTCATTAGAGTAAACTGATCTGGAGTTTTCTTAATTTTAGATTTACCAAGAAACGCAGTCTGTGCTTTCTTCTCGTTACCTTCTCCTGTTGTAGTTTCTTTTGGCGTTTGTTCAGCAACACCTTTTTGATCTGGTGCTTGTTCGTTTTTTGTTTTTGCTTCTGTTGCAGGAGCACCTCCAGTATAAAACAAGTAGTCAATCTTGATTTCAAAATTTAAAACTTCAGTGTTTAGTCCGGTGTATATGTAATCGTATCTCTTAACTATAGTTTTTTCAATTTCAGTTATTCCAACTGGAACTGAATTAGGGTTACCAAAGATGCTAGAATGTACCTTAAAGGGAACTACTCTATAAATAAATTTCTTTGCATAATCTCCAATTAAATCGTCATACTCTAAAAATTCAACCTGGACATCAATTTTAAACCAATCTATCATTCCATCTGCTTTGGTTGCTTTTTGTGTCGCTTGTTTTGCAAATGTTGAACTTAAAATTACCTGAGTTATGATGTCTGTTAGTTTCTGAGCCTGTGTAAAATGAAATGATCTGTTTCCTTCATGAATTTCCATCACTCCTCTTTTTATTCTACCAGTTTTTTCATCAGCCACTTCCTTATCATCTTTGAAAGG